AAATACGCAGTAGGCTCGGTAGCTAAAGCAGCGGCAGAGGGTGCTGACACATTGTTGTCCGAAGCTCGTAAAGATGTTGTAGCTGCACGTGGCCCTGAACGCACAACCCCTATAGAAGTTGAAGAGATGGCTGAAGCTGTATCTAAAACAAAAGGCAGCGCAGAAGCAGCAGCTCCAGAAGTCAAAATGGAAAACATTAAAGACACTACCAAGCTTGTAAACTCTTTTAAGTTCCAAGGCGGCAACAAGAAAATGGACAAGCAGTTCATTATGGAATCTTTAGGCGAAGTAGCTGATACTCCTATTGTTGAATCTAAGCAAGCTATTGCTGAGTTTATTACTGACCTACACCGTACACAAATGGATGAAGAGTCCAAGCCTCTTTTAGCTAACGACGACTTTGAAAAGCTCGGTGAGTTTGTAGGCCGTGAAGCTAAGAATGAAGGCGGTGAAATGGGCGAAAAGACTGACGTAGATAAACTAATCATGTTTGCTACACAGTACGAAGAACAACGTGCTAACGCTAAAACTGACAAAGCTCGTAAAACTATTGACCGAAGGTTCGCTGAAATTGAAGAGTCATTTGATGACGAAACAAAGTTTCAAGCAATGGTTAAGATGAACGAAGACGCAGGTATGGAACCACCTACTGAAGAAGAACTTCGTGAAGGTAGGGCTTCAGGCGGCTTAATTGCTTTTATAGCTTCTGCAATAAAGGCCGGTGAATTGGGTAGCCAAGGAGCAGTAATTAAAGGAGAAGGTCAAGACCCCGCAGCTACTGCATCTATCAGTAACCTCGAAGGCCCAGACCCTTTTGCTAAGGTTAATGCATCTATCGGTCTTGCAGAAGGTGGTTCGCTTCTTTCAGACGAAATGCCTGTAGATACCTACGACAACATTCCTGAAGGTGAAATGGCTGCTGTAGAAGCCTCACAGCTTCCAGATGCTGAAATGGAAGATGAGTATTCTGAGTACGTTATGGACACAGCGCTTACTCCAGAAGACCAAGATTACTTGCTCAACGCTCTTGAGGGCGATGACAAGCTAGGCACTATCTTTGATAAAATCATGGATACAGCCGGAGAATTTGCAGGTAGTGGAGCCGTTGACGGCCCCGGTACAGGCACATCAGATTCGATACCCGCAAGGTTGTCGGATGGTGAATTTGTTTTCACCAGAAAAGCAACCGACCAGATTGGTACGGAGCAGCTTCAAACTATGATGGATGATGCTGAACGTGCTTACGATGGCGGTTTAATGAAAAAGTACGGTGGCGGAAACGTTATGCCCGGACTGATGGATATGCAAGACCCCGATAAGGGAGTGCACAACCAGATGCTCAAAGCTAACGCAATGCCAAGTGTACAAAAACGATAAGGCCACCTGTTAGCGCAGCCCCTTATTAATAACCTAAATAACCTAGAGGCCACCTTGTAGTATCAAGCCCTATTCTTTCTCGCGAATCGAATAGCTACCTTGAAAAGACTCAAGCCCCCAAAGGAGTGTGATATGACTGATTTACAAGAAACATCCGAAGAAGAAGTAGCAAACCCATATAACATGAACAAAGATTACGGCGGTGAAACAGACGCTCCCTTTGAAAGTGCAGATGGTGTTTACCACGAGAAATCTACGAAGGCCACTCGAAAGACCCCTTCCGACGAAGAATCTGTTACAGATTATAAAAAAAGATACGATGATTTAAAGAAGCACTACGATTCTAAGATTAGTGAGTTCAAACAAAAAGAACAAGAACTTCAAGCAGAAACTCGAATGACACAGCAAGTTGAACAGGCCGTTAGTCACGAGGAACGCATAGAAGCTCAGGACGAGTATGTTGAACCACAGACTTCAGAACTAGAACCGGCAAGAGTCTCTGCATTAGATGAGCGTGAAGCTACCATTACTCGCAGAGAGGCTGAGCAATCACTTGCATCAGCACACCCTGACTTTGGTGATATTCGCCAGAGTAAAGAGTTCCACGGTTGGGCTGAGTCACAACCAGAAGCAATCCAAGACTGGGTGTATAATAATCCAGATAACGTAGGTCTTGCTATCAAAGCTATCGACCTTTATAAGATGGAAACAGGTTTAGATTCCAGAACTTCAGGTAACTCAGGACGGTCACAATCTTCGACCGCCTCGGCAGCCGACATGGTTTCAACCCGAACACAATCCGTGAACGCTAATGAGCCGAAGGTATGGTCACAACGGGAAATTACTGCTCTGTCCATAACTGAATATGATAAATATGAGCAAGAAATTGACTCAGCAATTATGGAAGGCAGAGTAGTAGCTTAATAACTATTGTCTTTAATTTAAGGAAACATAATCATGGCTTTTAACGTATCAGACGCAGGCTTCGCCGAAGGCAGCAACAGTAACTTTGGCACAAGCACTAACTTCCTACCCGCAATTTATTCCAAGAAGGTTCTTAACTTCTTCCGTAAAGCGTCGGTAGCCGAAGCAATTACTAACACCGACTATGCCGGTGAAATCTCAGGTTACGGAGATTCTGTTAAAGTTATCAAAGAACCAGTCATCACTGTTTATAAGTATGAGCGTGGCGCTGACGTAACTGAAACTGCACTAACTGACACTGAGATTTCTCTTGTTGTTGATACTGCGAACGCATTTAAGTTCGTTGTAGATGACATTGAAACTTCTATGTCTCATGTAAACTTCAAAGAAGTTGCTGCTTCATCTGCTGCTTACGCTCTGCGTGACGCATTTGATGCCGGTGTACTTGCCGTTGCTTTCGCAGGTCTATCTGCTTCAGGCCCGAACCACGTTTTGGGTGCTGATGACGACACTACTGGTACTGTAGTAGGAACATATGATGAAGCTAGTAAGTCTATCAACTTGCTCATCAATGACCCACTCGACGTACTAGCTCACATGGCTCGTTTGCTTGATGAGCAAAACGTACCAGAAGAAGGCCGTTGGGTAGTTGCTCCTCCAACCTTCTACGAGCAGTTGTCTCAGTCAGGCTCTAAGCTTTTGTCTGTTGACTTTAATGCCGGTCAAGGCTCCATTCGTAACGGTCTCGTTACTTCTGGTAAGCTACGTGGCTTCAGCATGTACAAGTCTAACAACATTGCTGCAACCTCTGCTGCTGACGGTAAGATTCTTGCCGGTCACATGTCAGCTATTTGTACTGCACAGACTATCACTAGCACTGAGGTCATCCGTGACCCAGATAGCTTTGGTGACATCTGTCGTGGTTTGCACGTATACGGTGTTAAGGTTTTACGACCTGAAGCTCTCGTTGGTGCATTCTACAGCTTAGCAGTTGGCGCATAAGTAGTAGTAACAATTAAGTGCGGGGGCTGTAAAAAGCCCCCAATCTTTTAACACATTCAAAGGCTAAATAACCTATGGCAACAACATACCTAGACTTAACCAATGAGCTTCTCCGAGAGCTGAACGAAGTACCGCTTGAATCTGGTAACTTCTCTACAGCTATTGGCGTACAGGCGCACGTTAAAGATTCTCTGAACAAAGCATACTTTGATATTATCAATCAAGAACCTCAGTGGCCTTTTTTGTCTGCCGGTGAAAGTGGTGAAGTTGACCCTATGTACGGAAACGTATATGTAGAGACAGTTGCAGGACAGCGTTATTATGAGCTAAAAGCTTCTAGTGATTCCATCATTAACGACTACGGTTCAGTTGATTGGGATAACTTCTATATTACTACAGTAGGCGTAACAGACGAAACTGCACCTTTTACAGGTACTAACTTACGCTTTACAACCACCAAAGAGTGGAAAAGCTTTCGTCGCATCGGAGAAAACTTAGACGATGCAGACACACAATCATACGGCTCACCTGACCGAGTTATACGTAGCCCAGACGCACGTAAGTTCGGCCTAAGCCCAATCCCAGATAAAGTATACCGTGTATGGTTCTATGCTTATGACCTCCCTACAAAGCTTGTAAGTTTTGGTGACGAGATTGTATTCCCAGAAATGTACTCTGTTGTATTACTAGCTCGTTCTCGCTACTACATCTGGCAATTTAAAGACAACCCACAAGCAGCAGCATTCGCACTAGACGATTACAAGAAAGGACTCGACAGTATGCGCTCTAATCTTATTGAGCCTACTCCCTTCTATATGACTGATGACAGAGTGAGATACGTATAAGATGGCAGCTTCCCAACCGTTTGGTTTCTCGTGTAAAGGTGGTTTAAACACCAACATTAGTGAGATTGAAATGCTCAAGCAGCCCGGTATCGCCACAGAGTTAATGAACTTTGAGGTTGACCCCGATGGCGGCTATCGTCGTATCAACGGCTTTACAGACTTTGGTGGTGATGATGCCGCAAGACCTAACAGCACTGCTGCTGTTTTAGGGATTAAGACTTATGCAGACGGCGTAATCGTTTGCAGCGGAACAAACATCTACTTCAGCAATGACGGCGCAACTTGGTTGCAGATTAACAGAGCATCTGTTGCCAGTGGCGGTGATAACTACACAGCCTTTACAGGTCGTTCAGCTCTTGCACGTACAGCTCAAGGACAATCTTCTATTTCTATTTTTGAAGGAAGTAAGTCCATATACGGAGAAGTAGTTATATGCGATGGAGCTAACAAGCCTTATTACTTTTACATGACAGGCGCAGGTGCTTTAAACACTCGTACATTCTTTGCTGCTGAGATTACAGTCTCAAGCACTGATGCTCCGTCAATAGGTACAATACATAATAACTTCTTAGTAGTCTCAGGCGTAGCCGCAAAGCCGAACACAGTTACCAACAGCCACCTTCTAGAAGTAGATAACTTTACAGGTGCAGGCGCTAACGAAGTAGTCCTTTCTGATAAAGTAGTAGGACTTAAAAGCTTCCGAGGCGATTGCATTATCTTCTGTCAGAACAGCATCCATAAGTTTATAAACATGGAAGACAAAACAAACGCAGCTATTGTTCCTATTACTAAGAACGTAGGTTGCTTAGACGGCAATAGTATTCAGGAGATTGGCGGCGACTTAGTGTTCCTAAGCCCTGACGGTATCCGAACACTAGCAGGCACAGCACGTATTGGCGATGTTGAGTTGACTTCTGTAAGCAGAAACATCCAACGTGTTGTAAGTAACATTACACGCAGCATTAATACGTTTACCATTACAAGTGTTGTACTTCGCTCAAAGTCTCAGTATCGTTTATACTACAACAACTCAAGCAATGGCCCCGCAGTATCTAAAGGCATTATCGGAACATTCACAGGCCAAGGCTTTGAGTGGTCAGAGTGTCAAGGCATTGAAGCCCCTGCAATCGACAACGGCTTTCTACACACAGGTGTTGAGCAGATTGTACACGGCGATGGTGATGGATACATTTACAATCACGATACCGGCAACGCTTTTATTCATGCAGGCTCAGCAGCTAACGTAAATGCAAGATACCAGACACCTTACTTAGACTTTGGTGATATGGGAACTAGAAAAACTTTACAGTATGCTAAGCTTTCTATGACTCCCGACAAGTTTGCAACGGGCTTTGCCCAACCTAAACTACAGGTTCTTTTTGACTTTGAAGATACAAACATTCA